CTAACTTGTCAGACGACAGGCTACGCAGGGCTAAGACAGGTGAGTGGTATCACGCTAACCCGCAACGTGCGCTGTCTAACAACTCTGCTTGCTACACAGAGAAGCCTGACTTTATTGCTTACCTAGAAGAATGGAAAAGTTTATATGAATCCTACTCAGGAGAACGAGGTTTCTTCAGCAGAATTGCTAGTCAAAAGCAAGCTGAAAAGAATGGCAGACGAGATGCTACCTACGATTTTGGAACTAATCCATGCAGTGAAATTATCCTCAGACCCAACCAGTTCTGTAATCTATCAGAAGTTGTTGTCAGGCCAGAGGATACGCTCTCTAGCCTTAAACGAAAGGTACGCATTGCGGCTATCCTTGGAACTCTACAAGCTACCCTTACAGACTTTAGATACTTAAGGAATATCTGGAAGACAAACACAGAGGAAGAAGCTTTACTAGGTGTATCACTGACAGGTATCATGGATCACCGCTTACTATCAGGACGAGGTGACAATGCAAAGCTTAAAAAGTGGCTCAAGGAAATGCGAGAAGAAGCCATTGAGACTAACAAGCGGTGGGCTAAGAGACTTAACATTAATCCCTCTACAGCTATTACTGCGATTAAGCCTAGCGGTACTGTTAGTCAGTTGGTCGATAGTGCTAGTGGCATCCATCCTCGGTATAGCGAGCAGTATATACGAACAGTTAGAGCTGATTCTCGTGACCCTCTTTGTGCTGTCTTAGAGGCCGCTGGTGTCCCTGTAGAGACAGATGTAAACAGCGCTAGTACAAAGGTGTTCAGCTTCCCTATCGCCTCACCAGAGGGCGCTGTGACAGCCTCAGATATGGGTGCGATAGAGCAGTTAGACTTATGGGAGTTGTATCAGGACTACTGGTGTGAGCACAAGCCATCTATGACTTGCTACTATAGGGATCACGAGTTCCTTGAGGTAGGGCAGTGGCTATGGAACAAGTTCGATAAGGTGTCAGGTGTTAGTTTCTTACCTTACTCAGATCATGCATTTCAACAGGCACCTTATCAGCCCGTTGATAAGAGAACCTACAAGCAAGCAGTAAAAGACTTTCCCACTGAGATCAACTGGGATATCAATGAGGAGTTTGATATGACTGAAGGTAGTCAGGAGTTAGCTTGCACAGGTAACAACTGCGAACTATAGGAAGAAGATAGAGTAACTACCTTCCGACTTGCCTACATCCTCTGGCTTCTCTTTAGAGTCATGGGATGTAGGTATTCCTTCATTCTGCATTCTCTTAACACGATCCTTAGACCGCTGACACATACTGTGATAGTCGATAGACGTATACTCTACTGTGTGTTCTTTATCTTTCTTCATGTTACTCTTCCTTAGTAGGTTCACCTAAAACTTCAACCGCAACGCCCACTGAGTTTTTCAAGGCGGGTATCTTCATGATGTGATTAAACGCTTTGTCTACGTCACCAGTAATAAGATCAATACCAGCAGCACTGCCCTGCTCAATCAAACCACCAGCAGGCGCAAGAGATGTGACAGCCCACTCATAAGGGTTAGCCTTCATCCTGTTGTACTGGAACTGACTAGTGGGTGCTTTGTTCAAAGTAAGAACAGAAAGAGGTTGATCGACTAAAGCCTTAAACAAGAACTCTTCCGGGCTGATCTTATCTTCACCAGCAGAGAACACATAGTCTCGTGTCTCATCTAGCACTGCGTAGCCTACACCTGCACTAGCAATGTAAAGAGAAGCAAACTTAGCGGCGTCTGAAATGTCACCGTCAAGCAGCTTGTCTAGTACTTTACGTCTGAGCAGTGACCGTTGCACGATAGCAAAACCCATTAGGGTATACAGTGGCCTAAGAGAAGGATTAAGACTCCAAGCCAGTGGTCTACCAGCAATAGAAATAAGCTGTTGTTGTCCTAGTCCTGCGTATGCAAGAGTAGTAACAAGCTCTAGCTCTTTGTCCGACATAGACTCAAGATCAGTACCATGCTTTCTGAAAGCGTTAACCATTCGGTACATCTCTTTCTCAGTAAAGTAGTTACCCCACTTCTGAGCAAAGTTACCTTGCCTTGCTGCGTTGTAGCCGTGCTCAATAACAGCGTTCATTACAGCACGTTTACCAAGGGTGTCCATACCTGTAAACAAAGTCCACTTCATACCTTTTTCAAGACCCTGTGCCGCTGCTCTGTTAGCCTTACGTAGTGCACCTACATCGCCTGACATTTCAGCAAGGTTATCCATTAACTTTCCAGCAAATTCACCTTGTGTTTGGCGATTAAGTCCTGTGGTCATAGGGTCAACAAAACTTTTACCTGATTGGAAAGCTCTCGACGTACCTCTAATACTGGCACCTACACCATTGAGTAGAGGAGAAACAAATGAATCGTGTAGGTTAAGAACAGCAGACTTAAAAGACATGAGAGTACCACCATATGACAACGTACTAAGTAGCTGCGCCCACGCTGGTGGTATCTGTTGAGAGCCTGCAACGACATCATAGAGGATGTTAACACCACGCTCTGCTACGTCTTCGGGCAAGTCCTTTGCAAGGCGCTCAGTCAAACGAGTAAAAGCTTCTTCTCCTGTTGGACTTTTAGCACCAATGCTTCCAACATCCATTCGCTTAGAAATGTTATTAAGCAAACTGTTTTGATTAAGAAGTTTGAAGTCAGTAAGAAAAGGATTCTGGTAACCTTCTATCATATCATCTGTAGCTGCTTTTTTATTTTTCAAAGCTTTCTTAGATTGATCTTGCTGTATCTTAATAAAGTCTCTACCGTTACTTACATGACCGTCTTTAACCTTGTCTGCAATAACCTGTACGTGAAGACGATCAGTATTAGCTAGTGTCTCTTTACCTAAGTTAAAGCGTTGCTCTTGGAACACTTTACCGCGACCATCAAGGTACTTAACAACAGCGCCTATCTCGTCATCTTCTACGCCTGCATCTTTTAAGCGCCCGATAAACTGTGTTCTGTTGTTACCTTGCAAACCTCTAGCAAAATCAAGCATAGCTTTAGCGGCTTCTTTATTAGTACGCCACAGTTGTACTACGTTAGCTATAGGAACAACAAACTCGTCGTAAAACATATTCATTTCACGCAAAGAATCTTCAGCAGCAAGCTTAAGGTCACCTGCTAATTGAGGACTAACGTCATAGTGTAAGGTGTCTTCTGCTGTGTCAAAGAACCTACCAGCTTTCTGCCAAAACCTACCTACAGGTTTTAATGCTGTACGTCCTAACTGATATACCTTTGTGTCTTTAGCTTTGTCTAGAAGCTTTAACTCAGGAAACTCTACTTCGTTAGCCAGTTCTTTTCTGGTTACAAACTCTACCTGTAGTTCTTCAATTTCTTTGTGGAAACGGTTAAACTGTAAGTCAACTGCCTCTTCAACTTCCTTAAGACTACCTACCTTACCTACTCCGGGTACGTCATAGCCTGCCTGCCTATTACCAGCAACAAACACACCTGCGTAATCGTAACCACCTGATACTCTCTTAGGTTTAGGAGGCTTACCTTGACTACGTGCAGCTATCTGTGGTGCAAAAGTCTCGTACTTATCCCTAGCAATCTCAGTGATTTGTTCAGGAGTATGCACAGGAGGAGCATCAGTAACGGTAACAGGTTCCCTGCTATCTTTGTTGATTAGCCTAGACTTAGAAACAACATCAGAAGAGGAGGGTAATACAACATCAAAAGCTCTACCAATCAAGCCACCAGAAGCAGCAAACAGTAGTCCACTTTCAATCTTGTCTTGAGCGCCTTCGCCAATACCTACGCCATAAGTACCTAACTCAGCCGCACCTTGCCCTGCCATAGACTTAACACCAGCTTTAGCAAGTCCTCTAGCTATGCCTAGACCAGTGCCTATACCAGTAGCAAGTTCACTATAGAAAGCTGTTCTAGGGTTAGTCTCAGCGTACTCAGCCATCTCGCCACGAACTTCTTCAATAGCTTCGTCGTATGGTTTATCAGAAAGAAGCGCTTCAAGCTCATCCCCAAAGCCTAGAGTAACACCTTGGTTCAAAGCTCTGATAGTGCCTGTGTAATGTCTGTCGCGCTCTGCTTGTAGATAGCCAAGATAGTCCTGCTCTGCGTTGCCCGTCTTAGATTCTCTTGTAGGCTCATCTACAGCAAACAAAGGCTCTTTCTTTAGTAGCTCTAAGTATTCAGAAGTAGCACTCATTTACATTCCCTGCGTTGTTTTAGCTCTGTATACACCCTGCTCTGCTTTTGCGATATACGCTTCCGCTTCTGACCGAGACATTCCATCGTTTATCTTTTGCTGAATAGCGGCCTCACGCAGTCGGGCTTTCTCTGCCTTAGCTTCCTGTGTAGCTATACGTCTTTCTTCACCCTCTGGGCTGATACCACCTTCTTCCCCTAGCCGTTCAAGACCAGAACGAACAGCGTTCTCAGCATTATTCATTAGCTTAGGATCTTTAGCCATCTGAAAAGCTATGGCTTTTTCTAGCTTTTTTCTTTGCTCACTACCAATAGGATACCCATCGTTAATGTATTCAACAATATCCTCACCTCTCCAGAATCCTGTAACACTCTCCATGCCGCTAACAAAGTCAACAGCTTGACCAGCCATAAACTCACGGTTTTCTTCACCACTGTCTAGCCTTTTTTGTTCGCTAAAGTGATTGTTAACAGCATCAGCAATAAGCTTAACTGCTCTTCTTGTTTGACCCGGATTAGAAGTTTTAGCTTTCAGGATATCTAGTTGCTCACGCAACTGTGGAGTATTTAAAATTTCTGGATGATCTTTTAAGTACGCTTTATGCCAGCGCGTAAGCTCACCATCACGCATAGCCTCGTCGTTTTTCTCTCTTAGCTCCCTTAGCTCACCTGCTTGTTTAAGCAAGTCGTTTTTCATAGTAGGAGTAAAGATTTCATCAGGAAGTTTGTCTATCGCTTCGTTAATGTTTTCATCTGAAACAGCAATTTGCCCAGCCACCTGTTCAACCATAACGGTTTGTTGTTCTTTTTGTGCAGCAGCAGCACGAGATTGAGCTTGCCATTTAGCTTCTTCTCTAGCGTTAACTTCAGAAGCAGTACGTCCATTAATACCACGCACTTCAGTATTGCTCAGTTCTCCTGATGTAGCCACCCTTTCCATGATGTCTTCAATTTCTTTAGCTTTTGCATCGTCACTTTCTTCCATAGCTTTTTGACGCGCTAACTCAAGGCTATTAAGACTGCTACGTGTACGCTGTTGTATGATACCTTTTTTATTTTGTTGCGCTCTCATAACAGCAGTAGGATCACCACTACGCATTGCTTGGTCTACGCCCATCTGAGCAAGATCAACAGGACCAGCCTGCTTCATTTTCTCAAGACGCGCAAGACGGCCCGGAGCAGATCCAAGCTGTTCACCTAGATCAAACAAACCTTTTGAATAAGAAGGCTGAGTAAGAGCCTGCAAAAAACCTTGTCCAAATTTAGCCATTAGTTGTCACCTCCGAGCACGCTGCCAATACCGCCGAGTATACTGCTCCAATCAATGTCACCCCAGCCTCCTTGCTGTGCTGCTCCGCTCATCAGAGAAGTGCCAAGAGTACCCATAAGGTTAGCCTGTCCAAGACCTGCTCCAAGCAGTGCTTCAAGACCACCCATACCCGCCTCACCAAACAAGCCTGCACCGTACAGTTGTCCCTGCTGTGTCATACCAGCGCCTTGCAGAGCCTGATTCATTAGGTTCATCTGCTGTGCCTGTGGTAGGTAAGCAAGACCCATAGCCTGCTGTGCAAGATCACCCTGACCAGCCAACAAGCCTTGACCAGCCTGATACAACTGAGGAGACATCATGGTGTATGCCTGACCTAATTGAGCCTGCTGTAGCTGTTCTGCTTGTGCTTGTTGCATAGCCTGCACTGCTGCTTGGTTTTGTGCGCTAGCCTGTGCTTTTTCCATAGCAAGCTGTTCAGGCGTACCACCAAACTGTGCAGTGCCTACGCCCAAACGTCCTTGACCCAGCAAACGTTCTTCCATAGCCAATCGCTGTCCTTGTTCTTCTTCACGCTGTAGTGCGCGAATACGCTCGTAGACTTCACCTTCTCTTGCTCCAGTGTCTTGACCAGCTCTCTCCATAAATGTTGAACCAAGCGCGCCTGCTTGAGAAGCATAAGACTCATCACCGCCGACAAGATTACTATAACCATAAGGAGTAACCTGACTACGCTGTTGAGCCATGTTCAGGAAGTTATCCATAAAGTTTTGTTCTTTGTTGCTTAAGTCAAAAGACAATCCTGTTTCAGGATCATAAGTAGCAGAACTTCCTGTTGTGCTAGTACCTTCTGCACCTCCAAAGGCTGTTTGATCTATGCCTGCCTGACCAATACCTAACGCGCCTTGCTGTGCAGCTTCACCGATAGCTCCAAGCCTGTCGTATGCACTATTGAGAGCAGCCCCGCCACCAATCGTACCGCCAAACAGACCAAGTCCTGACATAAACTCACCAAACCAATCTCCCCAAGCACCTTCTGTACTAGGAGTTTCTACGTTATTGGCAATATTCTGTCCTTTGTTCAAGGCCGGTCTTGTGTTTGGATTGTGATGAACGCTCGTCACAGTCTGTCCCTGAAAAATAGGATTATCCCTGTTATTAATCTCCATAAACCCTTGACCGCCCGGAGGACTTAAAAAACCCTGACCGCCCGGAGGAGGAAAAGGAATAGAAGGTCGAGGCCCCATAGGCCTTGGGTCAGGACGCCCCGGACGCGGCATACTTTGACCTATAGCACCCTCAACTTGACCGCCTGCGTTAGGCGATAAAGCAGGTTTTATAGTTTGTGGTGCATAAGCGGGATTAAAACCCGGAGGTAATTTTTGCATTGGACTTGCTCCTTGGGACTGAGACGCAGAAAATCTATCTATTGCATCTGAGAAGCGTGTGATAGAATCGCTTAGTTTGTTAAAGTTAAAGTTAGGTTGAGCAACTGTAGCTGCTTCAAAGGTTGAATCATTACCAATAGGTGTAAACGGTCTAGGAGAAGGTTTTAATGTACTTATTGGATAAGGGGGCAATTGGGCAGGGTTAAAAGTTAACTCTGGCATAACAGCAGGACGATCAAAAGTTCCCGTACCAACTGGAGAATTGGAGTCGCCTGTTTGAATAGGTTGACCCCAAGCACCTCTAGGGCCAGTATAGTTGTTCCATTCGTCTGCTGGAACCCCATCTATATACGTCTGACCGTTGATAATACTCATGCCTGTCATAGCTTTTAGTAGCTCCCACCGTCAATAGTACCTGTCACAGTGCTTGTTATGTTTAACGTACCGTTTATTGTAACAGTGGGTAACGTAACTGTACCAGAAAAAGTAGGACTAGCCGTGTCAGACTTAGTAGCAATAGCTGTAGAGATGTTGTTAAACTCTACGTCAAACTCACTACCACGAATAGTTTTACCAATGTCTCCACTAGGCAGTGTGTCTTTGGATAAAAAGTTAGTTAGCTTCGTGTAATTGCTCATTGTGTTTTACCTATTAGTGCTAATACATTAATTTCTTGAAGTGAAAAGGGATGTCCGTTAATATCTACTTCAACACCAATGCTTACAGTAGAACCGCAACCAGAAGCGTTTGTAGTAAACTTTTCGTTAGCATTACCGTATGTGTATTCAGAAAACGTATCAAGAGTAAGACTAGCAATAGTTTGTGTACTACCACTTATTCTAATGTTAGGAGTGTAGGTAGTAGATGAACCTCCTCCGGGGAGAAAAAGAACCTCTTGATAAATCCAATGATCTCCGTTAGAGGGGCCTATAGGAGGAGAAGCTACTGTACCTAAAAATCTAGGATAAGAAAAATAACCTCTTCCTAGTCCAGACACCCAAGGTGCAGTTTCAGGGCTACCTAAAAGAGTTGTCCATGTTTCTACTGGACCGTCTTGCTCCGACCATCCTTTATAGGTGCTGGTAGTAGTGTTGTAATACCAATCACCATCTTGTAAGACTCCTCCTGCGCCTGTACCACCTCCCGCTTCAGCAGTAGCATCGTCTGCAAAACTTCCTAAATTTTGAGCAGCAGCATAAAAAACAGATTCGTTAAAGTTAGTACTAAGAGCTTCTGTTTCTGTGTTTGCTACATACTCAGATTCGTTAAAGTTACCAAGGTAGTTAGTGTCGTCTGCAATAACAAAATTAGTAGTGTTATAGGAAGAACTAAAATCATACGCCCACTTTAAAGCTACTGTTGTTCCTTCACCACCTACAATCGTTGGTTGTATTTTTTTAAGGAACTTAAGCCTAGAAGAATCACCGAACGTAAGAGCAGGACTGTAGTACCTAAAACGATAAGTTGAATTATTGTCTAAGTAGCCAGAGTATTTACCTATTCCTAAATATGTTCCTATAAGAACAGTACCATCAGTCTTTCTAGCAAAGGATCTAAAGTCAGACGTAGGCCAACGAGTAACTCTATACCCTCCTGTTTCTGTTGTCCCTTTAACATCAAAACAATACGTTACATTTACGTCGCCCAAAAAACTAATTAGATAAAAAGAGTTTTCTGGACTATAAATAGAAGACGTAGGTGAATCCCTTCCTTGAAGAATCTCTACTAGTTCTGTTTTTACATTTTTACTATAGTCAGAAATAGGTAAAGATTTTTCTTGAATAACTCGTCCAAGACTACGCAAGCCTTCATAAGACATAAACAGGATATCAGTTCCTGTATTTTGTATTGAGTTGCGACAGACACAACCAACACCAGAAATTGTATCGGCAAGAGACATAGTAGCAGGAGAGTCTGCACCTTCATAGACAAGAATACTATGGTCACCAAAAATAATAAGTTGGTTGTTATGAGCAGCTAACGCTCTAATTTTGTCAGTACCGTCAGGCCACGCTTGGCCTACATTGATAAAGCCACTGCTTCCGCCTGTAAAATCTTTTGCGTTAAGAAGATCAGACCAATAAATAGTTTGAGCTTCATCAGTATTATCTGCAAGCCAAAGCCTACCAAAAGCAGCGATAGCTTCATGAGCTTTGTAGAAGTTAGCTACAGAACCGCCGCTTAAAGCCCAGCTACTATAACCTGTTAAACTTGTTGTAGTACCTTCTACAGAAGTTTTTTGCCAAATCAAAGGCTCAAAATTTCTTTGAAAAATTAAAACGTCACCATTAAAGTTTACAAACTTAAAGTTGTCATCGCCTGTAATTGTGTACGGAGTGGTTAAATTATAAAGAGAAGTTGTACCAATAAAAAAGTTATTGTTACCTACACTCAGCACAGCTTCATTATCTCCAAAAGCCCCTTCACCCGGACGAAAATGTACTTTATGTAAATAATCTGTGCCTACTGGAGCAGCCTGTTGAACAGCCCCACCGCTTCCACCAACGCGATTAAGACCACCACCAGCGCCTGTAAAAGCAGTAGTTAGTACTTCAATACCTTTACGCGCAGCAATACGTCCTCTTTTGTCTATTACTGCATTGTCTGCAATATCTGCAAAAGAAGGGTCTTGAGCAATAGGTGAGTCTTCTGTGTTAATACCTTTAAACGCAGGAGCTACCAAATTAATTGTTTGTAACGGCTGGGCCATACACTAAATCCTTAACAGGTAAACCAAACTACTTCTTCAGGGTGCTTCTGTGCGTCCAATGCAATAGCGTCAGATAAAGCTTTATCAGCAAATGCAAAGTACTCAGGAGCAGATGTACCTCCTGTTTCGCCACGCTCTCGTGCAAGCAAAGCTACAGCTAAATGAATAATTGGTTGACTAGGAATATTAATTACATCCGTATCGTTTACAAGCTCTCCGCTTCTTCTTACTACGTTAACACGTAATTTATAAATACCATCAGGCTTAGGATATACATCAATTTGAGTATCACCATTCTCATTAACTCCGTTAAACACATAGTACTCAGGAGCGCCTGTTTGAGGAGTAGACATCATGTATTTCTGGTCAAACCAAATAGGCGTCTGGTACTTCATTTCTAAATCGCTAGTGTCGTTGTAAGCGTAAAGAACTTTTACACGGTTTTGACTATCAGTAAGAACGTAGTTAAAAATATTAGCAGTTGTATCAATAGTCATTGTTTCTCGTCTTGCTGACCAATCCCAAGCATCTTCTATTTGTTGTTTAGCATCATTAACAAAGTCACCTACCATTTTTCCATAGGTAGTATTATTAACTGTCGATACTTCTGCTTCTCGTATCCTACGCAGTACATTGTTTACTAAGTTTAAATATGTCATTGTTGACCTCTAAACAAACTTTGTTTCATCATCTGATTAAGCATTTCTACATAATCATTATTGTTTTGTTGAGAAGGCGTAGGAGGAGCAGTCTGCTGACGTTGAGAAGCGTAGCCAAGACCCTGAAAATCCATAGCAGGCATTGGAGTAGAATCCAAAGGACTACCACCCATCATATTAGAGCCTCTAGAATTTAACTGAGCAGGCTGCATCGCTGACCCTACAATAGAAGCCCTACCTGAAGGAGAACCAAAAATATTAGGCTGTTCTCCAGTGCCTGTGTATCCTTCACCACCTGAGTTAGTAGGGTTAGTACCTCCCCAAATGCCACCACCACTATTATTACCGCCGTTGTTACCGCCGTTGTTACCGCCGTTGTTACCGCCACTATTGCTAGGAGCGTTAGGGTTAGTCCATTTATCGCCATGAAAGTTAGTAAAACCTGCGGCTTGTTGATACCACACTTCACCTGTATTAGGGTTAATTCCTACGTGGTGTTGCCCCGAAGTCATATTATAAAGCAAAGAAGTACCATTACTTGCTGCTCCATCAAGAGCCATTAGTGCCAAGTTTCCTTCAGGTGCGTTAACAACTACGTAGTCACCTGCTGGAGTTTGTACCGTATCACCTAAGCCGTAAGTACCAGTAGCAGGCTTACTCCAATAAATATCGTTACCCCAAGCGTCTGTATTACCTATGCCACCTACAGTATCACCGCCTTGGCCTGCATCGTAATCAGGATTTATACTTTTTTCGGGAGGAAGAAGACCATAGTATTGAAGTTGGATAACAGGATTGTGTTGATAAGCTGTTTCTCGTCCTTCAGGGATAAGCTCTTCGTTAGCTTGGTTAAGTTGAAGCAGGCGTCCCATCTGAGATACACCGTGGTCATCTGTTCTACCGTCACCTTCAATCCATACAGTAGTATTACTGTCTTCTGTCAAGTTAGAGTTGTTTTGAGCTTCCCACATATAGTAAGGGTCTGAAGGGTCTGTGTATTTTCCTTGAGGTTTAGGATAAGGATTAACACCTTCTGTAGAAGACTTCTGATTAGGACCGCCAGAAGGTAAAACTAAAGGTGTTGGTTTCTTTTCAGGCTCAGTTAGTTGTGGTACTTGAGGAACTGGAATAGGTGGACTTGGTGGGGGAACA